AACACCGCTGTCACGAACCGTAATAGCTCCGTTAGCGTTTACGATTGTACTAGCGTTATCAACAGAGTCAGTCCCAAAGGTAGCTGCATCTACTAAATCATTAAGCTTGCTTGCTGAGAGTTGTTCTCCGTTGGAGAACGCTGTTCCTTTATTTATAATAGCCATAATTTAAATTCTTAAATTTTTGTTAGTGTCCGATTGCCATATAACGATATCCTTGTGATGCATATGGATATCCAGCAAATTGAAACTGAGTCGTAGTTACATTCCGAACACCAGGGGCATAGTAAGCGCCCCCAGAGGAGGTAACGGTGTTGGCACTAATTGTAACCGTAGGAGCAACCGTAAAATTAACCCCAGTTGGAAATGTCACCACATCATCAGGAGACGTAGTTGAATCTGATGCTTCACCCCAAGCCATCTTCAATCCGCTCGGAAATACTTGATACCCAGCGGACTGTGAATCTTCAGTTGTAAAACTTGATGTGCCATCTACATAAGCCTTAATGCTTTCTGAAGTAGCCAATGTAGTATCAGTAGCGGTAGCCATTGTGTCGTCGTCAATGACATCTGTTAGCTTGGCAAAGGTTATATTAGCATCTAGGATAGCAGGTGTAGTAACTGCATTATCAGCAATCAAAGCTGAAGTAATGGCATCATCAGCAATCAAAGCTGAAGTAACAGCATCATCAGCAATGTCAGCAGTGCCAATAGAGGCAGCAGTCAAGGCCGCCGTAGGCGAGCCAAGGTCATTGAGCTTAGTAGATGTTACCGTTTCAGTAGGGGTAAATGAGTTCCCAGGGGTAATTGTAATTGTAGCCATAATTATTGTACGCTAGTTGTTGATCTTGATGCAGGTGCTCCTGAGACTTTTATTCCTCGGACTCTTGGGCGACCCTGTGTATTATTAATTGTAAATTGAATGCCGTATCCTCGGCGGTTACCTATTCTACCACGTATGGAAACATCCTCGTCAATGTCTAGGCTTCCGTCAATGTATGAACTCAGTGTATTAAGATCTACCTCTGCGTCAATGTTTTCTACTTCGGCTGAAATATTAAAGTCGGACTGCTCTGAATTACTGGACTGCACGTGCATCTCAAATTCATTCCAACGCTTACGACCGAAGTCATTAAAGGTAAACTGACGAGTAGTTACTTCAGCGGGGATGCTGTAAATAACGCCCTCCTGTGCTCCTTGGACTGGAATAGTAGTAGCCAGTCGATCAACGCCATCGGGTCTAGCATCAACCCTGTGAAGCCCTCCAAGGGCATTCACTGCGTATACTGCACGGTCACTTTTCTTACCAGCTACAATTAAGTTCTCGATGTCCCAGTCCACGTCAGAGGTGCTATCCACGGACTCCCACTGCTTGTTAATAAAGTTAAAGACAAGGATGGTATTATTTACGGTGCTTGATCCAGTCGGAACAGCAATGTAATAGCGATTGTTGAAGTAAACAGCTACGGACTGATCCCAGTACTGACGGTTAATCTTATCAATGGTAGTCTGGATGCTACTACTTAGTGGTAGTTCGCTACCACGAAGGTTATATAGATCCTGGAAGTTTGCTCCGTATACACCATTGTCAGAAAGGAACATTACGTTGTTACCAATTTGAACAATCGTCTTACGGGCCAAGCAACCTACTTCATTTGTAATCAATTGAACCGAAGCAGACTCAGGGCTGCTGCCCTGCACTAAGTGAATTGAGTTACGGTTAAACACTACTAGCTTGTCATCCGCAAAGGATAGTAGTCCAACGTTAAAGTCCGCAGTTCCTGCATTAAATCTGTACTGACCATAAATCTGGTCATAGGTATCTGCGTCCAGGATGTCAGATATAATAACCTCGTCCAAGTTATCACGAGCTGTATAATTTCCCTCTGCATTATTAACCGTATAGCGATACGGCATAACCAATCTGCGCTGGTGATATGTAGCATATGGAGGTGCTGGCATATGAGTAAAGCCCAGTCCGATTGATACCTTCCGTGTAAATACTGGAGTAGCAGTTAAACTAGCCCCATCCGTAATGTGTGTATCAATTGAGTCCGCCTGTACCCAGAACTCAAATCCGTGAGCTAAATTAACTGTTCCAGCTAATGGAGTATTATTATTAGAAAAATCGGCTGTATAAAAAGAGAATGAACTATCGGTGCGTTCAGCAACAAACCTTGCTCCGTTGATCCCAGCACTTGTACTAAAACCAGCAAGCTCAATTGGATCTCCAACCTCAAAGGTATTACCAGAAAGCAATAAAGTTACCTTGTGAAGACCGTCGTAGTCCCCTCCTACTATTGGGCCAGTTATAACCTGATCTCCACCTGCCGCACCAATAGCACTTGTTGGTCCACCCTTAAATACTTTAGCTACAACAAACTCGGATCCAACCTGTAAACCAGAGGTCTGATCGCCTTCATTTGTTTCTGCACCGAGTACGGTAATAACTGACCCAACAGAAACACCGTCGGACTGATGAACAATACCTCTGCTTTCAATGATAGCAAAGTCACCAGCAGCGCAGACGATTTCAGTAGGTTGACTGTATGCTCCACTAGCAACAGGTGAAAACCCAGATCGAGCTGTACCTGTACCCGTTAGTGGAATAACCTCTACGTCTACTGTATCACCAACTGCATATGTAATTCCAGTTGTGCCAGCTACGTCATTCCAGTCAGTGTCCCCAAGGGCAGTAATGATATATGTTTTACCTACTAGAAGTTCTGTTGAATCAACATTAGCAAAGCTGCCGTCCCATTCCAGCGCAGTCTGACCATCACGGAATAGGAACACCTTGTTAAAGGCTTGAATCATATCTGAAAACGGCGGAGCCGTTTCTCCTGACTGATATGGAAGGTCGTACGTAATGGTAGGATCCGCTAGGTTAATAGCCAGTGCGCTTACATTGGAGCCAAGTATAACCCACTGACTTGCCGAATCCCCTGGGTTACTATAGGAAGTACTAGCGTAAACCTGTGAAATTCCACCTTGATCCAGCAGCATATTGTAACCAATAACTGATGAACCCTCTACATCATTTAACGTAAAGTCCAAGACCTGTGGAAGGACTACTGGCAAAGTATATGTTGCATCTGCCCCGACCAAAGCATACGTAAGAGATATTGTGCTGCCGTTATCTGTTACAGAAGTAAGTTCAAAAGTCCCATTGGGATCTGTATCTACCCCAAACGGAATACCGCTGACTGTAATTTCGTCCCCTGTAATAAACACGTGACCTGGCTCAACGGCTGGGTCATCGATAACAATAGTAACTACATTACTAGTTAAAGAAGCGGACCTAATTGTAGTTGGCAGTAAGCCAACAACTGGAGGAACTGTTTCTAATTCGGAAGTAGTTGGAAGTCTAAGGACCTCGTCACCACTAGCAAATGGAGCCTTGACTAAATCAATCCCTGGCCTAACCTGCCATTCACCGTTACGCCCAAGCCTACCATTGTTACTGGTCGCTAATATACCACGTTGCAATTGATCGGGGCGCAGGTAGTCATTAAACCCAGTGTACCCCATATCGAGGTCCTCTAGGATCTTATCGTCTTTTGCTCCGTATGTGCGGTATTCAGGCATTATGTTTTAGCAGTCCCAAGCCTTACGGCTCCAATAGTTAGCTGATAGCTTGTTAGTCTTACCCTTGATGCCACCGCTGCGAGCGCAGTAGCTTTTCTTACGCTTTGGCTGATCCTTCTTGATGCTCATATTAGCATCCCCGAATCGTACGAGTTTCTTCGTCCCACCTTGGCAGGCTTTCACGACGAACTTCTTACCGCCCTGTACTTCACGGCGGGGTACGTTGCACTTCATCTTGGATTTGTCAGGCATTACTTTTTCTTTACTGGTTTAACTCTACGTGGTTTACCGGATGGCTGACCAAGTTTCTTCTTCTCCGATACCTTCCTCGCCTTCTGTGAAGAGGTCATCTCGCTGGCAGTTACCGGGGTTCTTTCGCTTACACGCTTTGATGGTCTGCAATAAGGCGTTCCTCGACCTTCTCCCTTTTGTCGTCCGCAGGGCTTCCCTGATCGGACATCTACCCATTCCTCCTTGAACCAACGCTTGAGGTCGGCTCCCTTCTGTGTCTTGCGTACAACCATTCAAACCTTCTTTCTTTTGGAGTTACCCCAGTTCTTGTCTCCTACCTTTCGGCACTTGGCAATTGCCCCACTTGCATAAGCAGATGGGAATACCTTGTAACGGGCTTTGACCTTCTTATAGCAAGCGTCCTTAGGCATTAGCACTTCTTCCGTTTGGGCATTGCTTTGCCCTTGGCTGGTGGGCGACCGACTTTACTTCCGTATGTTCCTTTTCCTTGTGGCATAATATTATTTGTTATTTAACTTGGGAGGAACCAAAGTAGAACCCAACGATGGCTAAAGCTGTTTGGCGGATCTCTGGTAGTATCACAAACCCCTGTACAGTGG